TTATTAATCTTAGCAATACGTGTATCCTCGCTCGTAGGGAATGAAATAAAATTTCGACAACTAGAACGACAATGAGGAAAATATTCATTAATCACATATGTATCATAATCTAATGTATTCAATAATTGAACTGTTTCTTGATAATTGTCTGTATCTAGATGATTTTCCCATACAAGAAGTGGTCTCTCTTTTCTAAGTAATTCCAACGAACCTTGAATAATACTATGTTCGAACCCTTCCACATCTAAATGAATGAACCCTATCGTATGGATATGTTTTTTCTTATACAGTATATCTAAAGTCGTCGTTTTTATTTGTGTTTTTCCTTGATTCATGTTAAAAGTGGCGTGTTTTAAATCATTGTTTGTATAAACGACTTTCTCTCGATCACTCACACAATAAGAATACGTTTGAATATTAGGAATATTATTCAGATATTGTAATGTCTTAATATATTGTATATTTTCCAAAGATGGATCAATAGCATATACAACACCATCAATTTGTAATGACCAAGGAATACTATTGTCTCCAATCCACGCACCAAGGTCAATTATATTCTTCTTCTTATCCAATTCTCCACAATCGTATAAATACTTAATTAATAATCGGAAACTCTTTTCACAATTGTCTCTTTCCTCAATCATTCTATAATATCGATGTAATTCGTGATTGTTTTTTGGGATATTAAAATACACATTCTCATTACTATAATGGATACGCTTGGATTCCATTATATCTACTATTTGTTTGGAATTATACTTTTTCGCGAAATCAGTAAAATGAAATTGATCTTTTACCATTTTTGAAATTCCAAACATTTCGATTCCATGATTCCAGTCCACGAGTTGAATGGTCGTTCCATTACACGCAGTCTTCATACGTTTAATTATCTCCATACGATACTCCATGACATTCGAGAGAGGTGTATCTTCGTGTTGTCCTAATACGGGAGCACCAGAAAAACGATAAATAGGAGGGTATAATAAAATAGGACAATTCATTAATTTCTGAATGGAACGGATATTTTCCACCGTTTCGTCGAAGGTTTCTCTCTCATACGTGTAGGTAGAATTCAACGGACATTGTCCTTCTACTTCATATGGAAATATATATCCAGACTTGTCGTGAATGATCTTCTTGAGAGAACAAATTTCCAACACAAGATAATCATAGTCTATATCTGTAAAGAAGGTGGTTCCACCATGTTTCTTGAGTATATTTTTCAAGAGAAAGGGTGATTGGAGAGTTGTATAGGTTCCATCACGGATCAAACGTAGGTTTTGAAGTACGTCACTTGTCGTAGTTGTATATCCTAATGGTCGAATATGAATAGTATGTTCCGAACTCGTAAATACATAGGGATAAGTGCTCCGTGTTTGTTGAAACCCTTCCAAGAGGAAGTTATCAATACGACACGTACCAAAAACACCAATTTTCATTATTTCTCGCTTAATATTTAAATATATAATATTTTATTTATATATGTTTTTATATACGTTTTGTGTGAATATTAGACGACACAATAACCACGAATTAATTCGTTCTCTCAAACTTCTTCTCTCTTCACTCGATCGACATTTGAAGAATTATAAACTGATTTGTTATACAAATATACAATCATCTATTGAAAAGGTAATTCCTCCTTCACAATATGTGGAATATCGTGCTTATTATGACAAACAACCGAGGAAAATATATACACACCCATGGTTAAATCTTTCTTTCAATAAAATCAACATTTATAAGGATTTAAGAGATGAAACTGGGATAGACTATGTATGGATTGATTTGGATACGATTATTGCGTATGATATTTCTTATATTAACGATTATCCAAACGTCTTTCTCGAAAACGGGGGAACAATTACCAAGGAAAATATATTATTTTTAAATAATAATAGTTTCACTGTTCCACGAAATCGATATATTCAAGGGAATTTGTGGAAAATAAATTTGGAATTATACAAGGATTTAATGAAGACTTTGGATGAGTTAAGGAGAGAGAAACTACATCTTCGTTATGATTTACAGGATTTATTTAATTATTACATTTATATCAAGAATAATATCAAGGAGAAGAACATCCATATTCTTGGTAGAAATGTAAGAGAGAAATCCTTAAATGGATTAGCAATGTGGAGTTCTCTAGGGAATACACACGCCACAATGGACGGATTAAATCATTTTTATTTGGAGGATGGTATTCTTAAAACACGTTATTATCCAGAAAAAGAAATCCATATTCTCTCCTTCACCTTCTATACATTAAAACAATTATACGATTCTCCACGATTTCGTGAATTCTTCGGTTCCTAAAGTATTCAAGTTGTTCTTCTGGATCTTTGTCTTCTCCTAGATGATGTGGATCTGCCTCTTCTCCTAGATGTGGTAGATCTTCTACGAGACTTATTCTTCTTCGATTTTCTCCCTCTTGTTTGTCGTCTCCTTCTGGGTCGTCGCCCTCCTTGGGTTGTTTCAGTAAGATGAGAACGAATGAAGGTATCTAAATCATCTTTTGTTCGATTGCCACTGTATTCAACATTATCCTTTCCTTTCTTTGTATAATAAATGGTGGGAAATCCTTTCACATCATAGGAACCATTTACCTTACTCGTATAATCACCTCGAACTTTAGCAAGAACATCCTCTTTCCCGTGTTTCTTCTCCATTTCTTTCTCCAGTTCTTCCCATTCGGGTTCCATCAAGTTACAGTAGTAGCATGTTGGCATATAAAAGAATACGAAGATATTACACTTTTTATCATACACGTCATTGTATTCATTCAACCCTTCTTCATTATCCACATGAACGATTTTCATTATATATTAAATATACAAAATAAATATTTCAAATATATATAATGAAAACCACAACATTTATTTTACTCCTATTTTCTATTGTCACTGTTTTATTTTTGGTGAATACATCAAGACCTAAAAGAGAGACTTTTGATAATGGAAAATGAAGAAGGAGAAACAGAACGAAGTAATTGTCCGAACCTCCTCGTGAAGAAAGGGGATAAATATTTCTTATACAACACGACAAAGATCGAAGTCCCTGGTGTAAATCCAGTTCAATTCAACGAGTTAAGTGACTATACGACCTTTATGGAATGGTTACGAAACCAAGGGATACGCTGTCCCGTGTTGTATTTACAACAAACGAACGATACACAAGGGAGCATGACGTATAAGATGTTACCTTCACCCTATCAACCGAATTTGGGGTTACCTCCCGCAGATCCTACAAAATTAGTTGACGCAGGACACGATAGTGGTAGTTACCCCTCGTTTGATCCTAAAAATCAGTATATTGGAAAAAAAACTTATTTAGATACATTACCTTTGAAAGAGAGACCCGACAGTTTGCTACAACCACGATTATAAAATTGAATTTTACATAGACAACTTAAATAGTATCATATACCTATCATTATATGCTGTGAGATGGATACTCAACTTGATACTCGTTTTGAAGAACTTATTTGTCACTTCTTAGAAGAAACTATTCTACATAAGGATACATCGCTTGAACCATATCACGGTTCTATGGATAATTCTATTCATCTAGCCTATCATCGATTGTTCCATTATATGAAAGATATATATACGATTTATTCAGAACAACATTGGAGAGAGAATAAATACAATGATAAAATACCTTTAGAATACATTGAAAAACATATTGAAGACATAGATTGGGATTGGGGATTTCACGGACTGTCTAGAAACGTCTTTATCACGGTGGAGTTTGTAGAAAAACACCTTGATAAACCATGGCATTGGGGTGAATACGGATTATCCAGTAATCCCAACATGACCGTTGAATTCATTGAAAGACATAGGGATAAACCGTGGGACTATGGAAAATATGGATTATCATCCAACCCGTGTATCACATCCGAATTCGTAGAGCGTCAACGCCATAAATTGTGGTCTTGGAATACACTCGCACAGAATCCTAGTATTCACATCGATACATTCAATCAATTTATTCATAATCAAGAATTAGATCGAGGAATACATATTTTCCAAGGATTATCAAAAAATCCATCAATCACAAAAGAATTCATAGAAGAGCATATCTATAAGTATTGGGATTTCAAATCTTTATCTATAAATCCAGTGATTATGGGTGACTTTGTCGAAGTTCATCCTAACAAACCTTGGAATTATTGGTATGGATTATCGGGAAACCCCTCCATTTCTCTCGAATATATAGAACAACATCCAGAACAAGAATGGAATTGGGGAAAAATATCCTCTCATCCGGATTTGACGATGGAGTTTGTCGAAGCACATCTTGATAAATATTGGAATTGGGGACGTGGAGGATTGTCTTGTCACCCTAATATTACAGTTGATTTCATTCAGAAACACGGTGATAAACCGTGGGATTGGGGATATGAAGGAATATCAAGTAATCCGAATCTTACTATTCACTTTATTAAAGACAATATGGATAAACCATGGTATTGGGGTATTGGTGGTCTTCTCTCGAATCCCTATACAAGAGAGAAGAATGATTTGTATGAGAAATATAACATTGAAATAAAGAATATGGTAGATAAAAATATGAATGGTATTGGAGACAACTATTTACCACAAGTAATTATGAACTTTTGTATATAAAATTGAAAAGATGAAGTAAATATTCTTTTTCAATATTCAAGAATTGATTTCGAAAAGAATATTTGTGAATTCTTAGCACAACACTTTAAACGACAAAATGTGATATATTGTCCTTATGGGTTGAATAAAAAAATAACTATTGGATATAAGAGAATTACAAACTATATTCGTAAAAAGGTACATAACATTATAATTGATTCCACAAGTCCATATTATAATGGTAGTAATTCAAAGTTATTTTATCAAATAGCACCCTTAAATTATATAGAAGAAAACATAAATAATATAAATTGGAAATTGCATTCATATTATTTATCTACTAATCCAAACATTAGTATTGATTTTATAGAAAGACACATTGATAAAGAATGGAATTGGGGAAGACACGGATTATCACGTAATCGTTGTATTACATTGAGTTTTGTAGAAAGACACCTTGATAAACCTTGGCATTGGGGTGAAAATGGTTTATCGTCAAATCCAAACATCAGTGTTGATTTTATAGAAAGACATCTAGATAAACATTGGGAATGGGGAAGTAATGGTTTGTCTTGTAATCCTATTATTACACCTGAATATGTAGATAATAATTTAGATAAAGATTGGGATTGGAATTGTGAAGGTCTGTCTGTTAATTTAAGTATTAGTTCTGATTTCGTAGAAAGACATATAGATAAAAATTGGAATTGGTGTTCTTTATCAAGCAATCCATCCATTACAACAGAACTTCTAGAACGTCATTTGGATAAACCTTGGCATTGGGGAGGGTATGGAATATCTTCCAATCCAAGTGTTACACCTGAATTTATTGAAAAAAATATAGATAAAGAGTGGATTTGGGGTAAGTATGGAATATCTTCCAATCCAAGTATTACACCTGAGTTTATTGAAACACATATAGATAAAGACTGGAGTTGGGGTGAGTATGGAATATCTTCTAATCCAAATATCACGATTGACTTCATTCAAAGACACTTGGATAAACCATGGGAATGGGGTGTGTTTGGACTTCTCTCAAATCCATTCACAAGAGAGAAAGAGATACAACAACGAAAGTATTATATTCAACAATGTAAAACCATTTTTAAGTATAAAATTAATGGAATTGGATGTGACTATTTACCACACATTGTCAGTGATTTTTGTGTATAAATTATTCATATACAAAATTATTTTTTAATATTTCGCCGTGGTCTTCGTCTTGTTTTTTTATTTGGTTTCTTTCTTCGTGTTTGTTTTTTCTTATTTGTTTTTTTCTTTGGTTTCTTTCTTCCTCCTTGCTGAGGAAGATTACTTTCGTTCATAATTAATGTTTCTGGGTTATCTTGGACTG